TAAATGTTATTGGTAACTTATCAACTTACGGACAGTATGCCGACGATTCAACTTTTGAAGTTATTCCAACTTGGCAGAATAAACTTCAGGCAATGATGTATGAAGATTCTCTATACACAAGAGTATCTCATTATTCATATGAGATTATTAATAACAAGTTAAGATTGTTCCCAACTCCTTCAACTCTTTCACCAGAGCGTTTTTACTTTAGATTTACTGTAAAGAAGGATGCCACTGAAGAATATCCAGATCGTCAGAATGGTTCTCGTGGTGTTAACAATATGAACAATCTACCATTCCAAAATATTCCATATTCATCAATTAACTCAATTGGTAAGCAGTGGATTCGTAGATTTGCTCTAGCACTTTGTAAGGAAATGTTAGGACAAATTAGAGGAAAGTTGAGCGGCGTTGTTCCACTTCCAGGTGGTAATGTTACACTTAATGCTACTGCTCTTTTAGGTGAAGCATCTAAAGAGATGGGCGATTTAAGAACGGAACTTAAGACAGTCTTAGATGAATTGACTTATGAGAAGTTATTGACAAAAGACGCTAATATGACTAAAACAACTGCGGACACATTAAGTAAAGTCCCAGTTCCATTATTTGTAGGATAATAAAGAATGGCAGATGATAAATGGACAAGACCTGATGCGCCGCCGCCTCCACTTTTTACGGGGCAAAAGGAAGCAGACTTTGTTAAGCAAATTAATGACGAAGTTATTGAACGTGTTGTTGGACAACAGATTCTTTATTTTCCAGTGTCAAGAGAACATTCAAACTATCACCCACTTTATGGTGAGGCAATAGAGAAGACATATTTACCACCAGTCAGAGTGTATAGCCGTGTAAAATGGAATGGCACAAAGACTGAATTTACAAAATATGGTATTGATAGAAGACCACAAATTGTAGTTGATTTCCATAAAAGACGCTTAACTGAAGATCAAGACCTCTATGTTCGTGTTGGGGACTTTGTTCGTTATGGCGATTTTGATTATGAGATTGTTGAATTAAGTGAACCAAAACTACTCTTTGATCAGACAGATAAGAGTTTTGAGATTAGTGCAACTTGTATTTTGGCAAGAGAAGGAAAATTTAACCCATAGGATTATTAAATGTTACCAAAGTATATTGAAGAAAATTACAAGTTCAACAATTACCGTGATGCTCTAAAAAAGGCTGAAGATCTCAGTTGTGTTGGAACTCATACAGAAGGTGGTTATTATTACCCTTGTAAGAATGCTGATGCTTTGTTTAAAGCGGCTTATCCCGTACAATACGATACATTAAAGCCTTCAACATTTGAGACTATTGACATGGCTCTTTATAATTGGTTAAACCAAACCATTGACGTATTTGCAACAAGAAACGATGGATGGCGTAAGGTTCCAATCATTTGGTTAACTCAGGAGAGGGCATTTCAAATCAAAGATGATAGAGAGATGAGAGAGTTGGGAACAGAGTCACTTAAGTTCCCTATGATTTCAGTTGAAAGAACGTCAGTAAAACAAACTGCAACTGGTGATTCGCCAATTCCCGCAAGATTATTTGCTGGCGGCGATGGAACGACATTAACAATTGCTAAGAAGGTAAAACAATCTAAGACTAAAAACTTTGCCAATGCAACTAGTTTAAGGCTGTATAACCAAAATAATTTTAAATTTAAAAATGAAAAAGTGGTATATGAAATGGCAACAGTTCCTTTGCCCATTTATCATGACTTAAATTATACAATTAATTTAAGAGCAGAATATCAACAGCAAATAAATGATATGATTCAACCATTTGCTACTTTTAATAATAATATAAATCAATTTATGATTAGTGAAAACGGACACAGTTATGAGGCATTCCTACAAACTGATTTTGGAATCAAGAATAACTTGAGCAGCCTTGGTAACAATGAAAAAGTTTATGAATCCGTTGTCAATATTAAGGTGATTGGCTATATCATGGGTGCTGGTCCAAACCAAAAAGGTCCACAAGTTTCTAGAAAAGAAAATTTTGTTGAAGTGCGTTTCCCAAGGGAGCATGTTGTGTTGGGAGACATTAATGAATTCTCTGATGATGGATACAGACCTTAGTTTTTAGACTATTTCAAAACTATTTACTGTAGCATAATTGGGAGATAATTTATGAGTGCCAGAAAATTTAAGTTTATTTCACCCGGCGTTTTCCTAAACGAGATTGATAATACACAATTGCCAAATCAACCAGCAGAGGTTGGTCCTCTTTTTGTTGGTAGGGCTAAGTATGGTCCAGCAATGAGACCCGTAACCGTTGATTCTTTTGCTGAATTTGTTCAATTGTATGGTGAGCCAGTTCCAGGTGGAAAGTCTGACGATGTTTGGAGAAATGGCAATGAGCAGACTCCAACTTATGGCGCATACGCTGCACAGGCTTGGCTAAGAAACTCTTCAACCTGTACATATATTCGTCTTTTGGGTTCTCAAAACGTATCACCTGAAAGTGGTGGTGAAGCAGGTTGGAAAATTAATGGTGCAAGTCCTCTCGGAAAGGATATTACCGAAGTTCCAACATTCCCAGGTAGTGCAACCGGTTCTGCTTTTGGCTTATTTGTTTTTCCAAATGCTATGAGTGGATCAACTACAAAACACGCAACTGGATCATTGGTTGCTACATGGTACGTTGAAGATGGTTTGATCGGCTTGGTTGGCGAGACTCATGAACAGAGCGCTGAAAGTGACGTCGGCGCAGGCTTGTGTAGATTCTATCTCTCAGATAATAGTGATAACTTTACAATTGCAATTACCGGATCTACATCCACTGGCGGCTACAAAGATCGTAAAATAAACTTCTCACTTAACGAGAATAATAAAAATTACATTAGAAATGTTTTTAACACAAATCCAAGTTTAGTAAACACAACTGTGACTAAAACAAGTCAAAGAGAAAGATACTGGCTCGGAGAGACATATGCAAATGAATTTTTGCAAAAGTATGCAGAGGGTGTTGTAACTGGTAGCGGTGGAGTGGTTTCAGGTTCCGTTGCTGGTGCGTCAACTGCAAAATACTTGGGTGTTATCTTCCCACTAGCATCAGGTTCAGTACGTCACAGTACAAGACAAACCCCATTTGAAGATGGTGCCACAAGATACAATCCAGCCACAGGTATGGTATTTGGTCAAGATTTGGGTGGCGCAGCAGCATCTAATTCATATACTTATGCTGGAATGAAAGAACTTTTTAAATTTCATGCTCTAGACCATGCCGAATGGGCACAAAACAATCTTAAGATTTCAATTGCCAACATAAACTACTCACAAGATCAATTTAATAGATTTGGTACATTTGATGTTTTAGTTCGCCGTGCAAACGATACAGATTCGGCTCCAATTATCCTTGAAAGATTCAGCAATTGTAATCTAGATGCTAATTCACTAGATTATGTTGCCAGAAAAATTGGTGATTCATACGTTCAATTTAACACAGATACAAGAAGATTGGAGACAAGAGGCGAATACTTAAATAACTCTAAATATATTAGAATTGAAATGGACGCAGATGTATACGATCCAGAAGATTTGCCATTCGGTTTCTATGGTCCATTAAAATACAAGGACTTTACAGTAACAATTGATACAAACGTACCAAGTGCTGATCGTTTTGCACTCGGTGGGGCTGACATCTTAGATGGTGCTTCGATTACCGACTTAAACGGTCAATTCATTATTACTGGTTCTCAAATGGGAGAAAGCGCTGGACCAGAACTCAAATTCTTATTCCCATCCCACGAATTAAGATTGTCTGCAAGCCAAGATGGGCTATCGAATCAAACAGATGCTTATTGGGGCGTTTGGACTGGTAGAACAAAGGCTAGCAATAAGTTCAATAGAGATTTTGCTGATTTAAATAGAAATAAGTCAAGTGACCTTTCAAGTCAATACACTACTGGATCATACACCGAATATCAGTTTGTGTTCACACTTGATGAGGTGACAGGTAGCACAGAGTTGGGCTGGGTTTCTGGTTCAAGAGTGGGCGGCACTGCCATCTCTTCTCAAACTGGGAATACTTACAAAAGTGTTATTGATGCAGGTGTTGACCGTTTTACAATGCCAATGTATGGTGGTTCTGATGGTCTAAACATTACAGAAAAAGATCCCTTTAGAAACACGTTATTGGAAGGCAAGACAGAGAGAAACAACTATGCCTACAACTCTGTAAAAGAAACAATTGATATTTCAAGAGATCCTGAGTTTGTACCTTACAACTTAGTATCAGTTCCAGGTATTACCAACGAAGAATTAACAACTCACTTGGTTAATACTGCTGAGGCGAGAGCCGATGCATTGGCTGTCATCGATCTTAAGGGAGACTTCCAACCTGCACATGAAGGTACAGCAAAGACTTATCCAGTTTTAAGTACAACAATTTCTAACTTGAAAGATCGTCAGATTAACTCAAGTTATGGTTGTGCCTACTATCCCTTTGTTCAAGTTAGAGATACTCTTCAAGGTAACTTGGTATACATACCAGCATCTGTAGCCGCTATTGGTGCTATGTCCTACACAGATAGGGTTAGAGCACCATGGTTTGCACCCGCAGGCTTCAACCGTGGTGGTCTTTCAGGTGGTGTCGCAGGTCTTCCTGTAGTTAATGTTACACAAAAACTTACATCGCAAGATAGAGACCTTCTATACGACGCCAACATTAACCCAATTGCTTCATTCCCAAATGAGGGTATCGTAATCTTTGGTCAAAAGACTCTACAGGTTACAAGAAGTGCTCTAGATAGAATCAACGTTCGCAGATTGATGATCTTTATCAAGAGGGGTATTTCAAACATCGCTGCTGGTATCTTGTTTGAACCAAACGTCCGCGCCACATGGGCACGCTTTATCGGTCAGGCTAACCCTTTCCTATCCGATGTCCAAGCAAGGTTTGGTTTGGATGAGTTCAAATTGGTTCTTGACGAAACCACAACAACGGCTGACCTTATTGATAGAAATATTCTATACGCTAAGGTTTACTTGAAGCCCACAAGAGCAATTGAATTTGTCGCAGTTGACTTCATCATTAGTAACACTGGTGCATCTTTTGAGGATTAAACTAATTAATAGGAAAGCAGGAGTATAAATAATGGCTGTAAATAAAGCATCACCAATTCCACCATGGGCATCAGTTAAAATTGAGCCTAAAAGAGCGTTTAAGTTTATCTTAACAATAGGAGATATTCCTGCTTGGGTTGTAACTGGTTGTGACAGACCAAACCCAAATTTTACCGGGGGCGCAAATCATGAGTTTTTGGGACATCAATTTAAATATCCAGGTAAATTAACCTGGAGTGATGTTGGCGTTACTCTTGTCGAACCTGTCGATCCAGATGTATCAGGTCAAGTATTAGATGCAGTTATTAAGGCGGGGTACAATCCACCATCAACATGGACTGCTGATAACGAGGGTTGGAGAACAACATTTTCAAAAGAAAAATTTGTTAATGGCAACTTTGGCGATATTGCAATTAAAGTTTTAGACTCTAATGGCAATGAAGTAGAGTCATGGACCTTGTTTAATTCTTTTGTGTCTGATATTACCTACTCCAAACTACAATATAGCGGAACCGGCATCAACACAATAACTTTAAAATTTAGTTATGATTATGCCACTGTAAACATCACAGAGATTAACCAAAATTAATAATTGACATAATTACTATAAATGTCAGATATAAATTATTTACAAACCGTTCGTTATTCTTTGCAAAATAGTTTTCGATTTTTACTTAGAATCGATGATATACCTTTTGCAATGATAACTGGTGTTGATAGACCAAGACCAAATTTTAGTGCCCCTCAAGACTTTCAGTTGATTAATTGGAAATTTAAACAACCAGGGGGCATTGTAACTTGGTCTGACATCAATTTTAGCATTGTTGAAAGTTTTGATAATGAAAAGTTTGATAGTATCGCAGGAATTATACTGAACACTTACAAGAAATTTGGTTATGACAATCCGAACCAAGTTATAGAAAATGCTCCAATACTTAAAGATATGAATAAAAGAGCATTAATAAATTCAATAGGAACTGTTAAAATAGAGGTGTTGACACCAAATGGTGATGTTTATGAAGTTTGGCAACTTTATAATGCTTTCGTGAGCAAAATAAGTTTTGATAAACTCCAATACAATTCAAGTCAAATACTTGGCGCCACAATAACATTATCATATGATTGGGCAGACATGACATACATCAGTTCTGCCGGTCGTGAAACAACTTATTAACAAGAGGTTACAATGAAAAAATTTAGCATGGGTGAATCTAAACCATCCACTGATTTGAATGGTGCTACTTTCTTTTTGGAATTACCAACAAAGGGGAGGTTTTACCCAGACAATCACCCCTTTCATGATAAAGAAACAATAGAAATAAAAATGATGACAACAAAAGAAGAAGAAATTTTAACAAACCCTTCTTATGTTGAAAAGGAAATGACGGTCGAGAAACTTTTAGAAAGCATTGTTTTAGAAGAAGGTTTTGAGGTTAATGAAATATTTGAAACAGACAAGTTGGCTATTTTAATAGGCGCTAGAATTGACGCTTATGGAGAAGATTATCCAGCAATTATAGCATGTGGTGGCTGCGAGAAAGAATATACTTTTAATATCAATTTAAAAGAAGTTATTGGTAATGTACGTGAGAGCGACATTGAAAAGACAGATAAGAATTCTTTGATCATTGAAGTGCCAAAATCAAAAAAGGTTATTGAGTTTAGGCTTCTTTTGCCAAGCGAAATAGCCTCGATAGAAAGAACTGTTGAAAAAATGAAAAAACTTAATATCAACACAAGTTTAATGACAGAGTTTTATAAAAGAATAATATTAAGTGTCGATGGGGATACGAATAGAGACAACATAGGACAATTTATTGATAATTTAAAAATAATGGATTCACGCTTTTTATCTGCCACATATTACAAAAGCCTGCCAACATTAAATACCGTCTTTAAATCTGCTTGTGCTCACTGTGGGCAAGAGCAGGAAGGGGGTATGCCTATCCAGGCGAACTTTTTTTTCCCTGAATTCTAATTATATTCAAAGAGTTTATGAAAATATGATGATTATGGTCTCAAAGGGATGGTCTTATACTGAAATAACAAATATGCCAATAACAAAAAGAGACTGGATCTTTACTCTATTTGAAGAAGTTTTTAAGCCTGACGAGGAAGAGGAGAAATAAATTGGCACCGCCACAAGGATTACTAGAAGCCCTCATAAAAGCAACGCCTGAAATTGCAGGTTTAAAAACTGAGATTGAACTTCTTAGGGCTGCACAGAATCAACTAACAACGTCAATTGGGGAAGGTGGCTTTGCAGCAATAAACCTCCTTGGCAAAGTAAGACAATTGCAAAAAGAAGCACTTGTTGATCTTGGTCTAGAGGATTACAATAAACAAATAAATCAAACCGTTGGCTTGTTTCAAAAGTTAAATAGTTCCTCCAATAGATTGGGTATTAATTTCAAGACGATTAGCGATATTCAATTTGATTTAACAAAGAAGTTTGAAGGTTCTGGAATTTCGCTTGGTAATTTAAATCAAGTTATCGCTGCAAATTCAAATCTTGTAAAAGATTCAACATTGATTGAGTTCTCTAGAGATCTTGCCTTTCAAACTCCAATGACATCAAAACAAATTGGAGATTTGCAAAATAGGATCATTGGTTTGTCTGTGGCTCTCAGAAGACCACCAGCGCAAATTTTAGGTCTTGTAAAAGAACTGGCGGCATCTGATGCCACCTTTGCTCAATCGGGCGAAACTCTTTTGACCCTTGCTACTCGTGCCGAATTGGCTGGTAGAAGACTTGGTATATCTGGTAAATCTATCAATCAGACTCTTCAAAGTACAGAAACAATTCAAGCAAGAATCCAAGAGGGTGGTAGACTACAATATTTAGCAAGCAGGCTTGGTCTTGATGTTGATCTGTCCGGTATTTACAGTCAAGATCCTGTGCGTAGACAAAGGGCAATATTAAACTTTGCCCAAGCAGTAAGTGAGGCAGGAGCAGAACTACCACCAGGATTGAAATCTGCATTTTCTATTGCTTTAAGA